TAAAACCTAACTCTCCAATAAAAGATTGGGACTTTATGACACGTGCATTTAATGCTGTAAGTCCTATATCTTTAAATTTAGAGCAAAGTGAAGGTAGAAAATTCTTATTTAATAGTGGCTATGATATGAGATTATCTACATATTATGCTCCTGATGGTACTAACTTAACTGACAATGCTGAAGTAAGATCTTTATTTCAACAAGCTCTTGGTATGGAAAATCTAGAACTTAAACTTCTAAAGTTGTCGAAAGATCCTAAAGCAATAGCTTCATTAGAGCAGATGTATAAAGATATAAAATCAGGACAACGTGGAGACTATAGTGCTGGAGACTACTACCACAATAGGCAAATAGAAAGGTTATTTAACTCAGCTCGTAGAAGAGCTTGGCGTAAGGTTTCTACCACAGATATAGCCAGAGATCTTATAGAAGAGCAAAGACTTGAAAAAGAGAAACAACTCCAGAAACAACTTCAAACTTCACTACTCACAATGTACAAATAAATGGCAGAAACTATTAACGAAAAAGGTAAAGTAACATCCACTAAGAATCAAAACCCTTGTCCTTCTGGTTTTTTTAGAAACCCAAAAACTGGAAAATGTGAACAGGCTGGCGTTGGACCACAGTATAAACCATAACAATTTTAAATAATGGCAACAACCTTTGTAGATTACAATGGAGACGGGAACGCTACGAAGTCGTTTTCCTTTCCTTCCATCAAAGAAGCTGATATTAAAGTCGATGTTGACGGTGTTATAAAAACATCAGGTACACACTATAATATAACAAGCTATACAACAACTGGTGGTGGTAATGTAGTCTTTATAGACAACAGTGGTTCCGGTGGAACTAACTATATACCACAAACTTCGGCAAACAAAATACGTATCTTTCGTGATACAGATGTAGATTCTGCTAAGGCTACATTCACAGCAGGGTCATCAGTTAAGGCAGGCGATCTTAACAACAACATGACACAGATTCTGTATGCTGTACAAGAAGAACAGAATCAAACAATACAAGCATCTGATATAAAAGATGGTGCAATAACAAGTGCTAAAATAACAGATGGAACTATAGCTAACGTTGATATAGATGCGGCAGCTGCAATAGAAGGTTCTAAGATACAAGCTTCTTCTGGCTCTAATGCTGGAACTATGTCAGCTGCTAATTTTACAAAGCTAGCTGGTATAGAAACTGGAGCTACCGCAGACCAATCCAATGCAGAAATAAAAACTGCTTATGAAGCAAACAGTAATACAAACGCATTCACAGATACACAAAATACCTTTGTTAATGCAATTACCGCTTCAGCTACTGAGTTAAATACTTTAGACGGAATAACATCTACAACAACAGAATTAAACTATGTTGATGGAGTAACTTCTAATGTACAAACACAGATTGATGGTAAACAGCCACTAGATTCTGAACTAACAGAACTCGCTACAATGGGTAGTGGAACTGCAAGTTCTTTAGCTGACTTAAGCTCTGCTGAAGTACAAACACTAGATGGTATCACTGCATCTACAACAGAATTAAACTTATTAGATGGTAAGAGTATAGTTACAACTATTTCTGGAAGCGCAACTGATGTACAGATACCTTCAGCTCAAGCTGTAAACGAGAGAATTGTAGAGCTAGTAACTGAAGTAGGTGGTTTTGTACCCATAGCAAACGAAACAAGTTTTCCAACAACTAACCCAGACGTAAACGATGGTGCTGGAACTATAGTCAGTATCAAAGCATTAGCAAGTAACTTAACTTCTAACGGAAGTGGAGTTGCAACTATTGCAAATGGAGCTGGATCTGGAAATACAGTAACTATCAATGGTATGGCTAATAGTGATACTATTGAAGCTGGCAAAGGAATATTAGTAGAAACAACTACAACATTACATACATATACTTTTCATAGAGAAGTTATAGACCCAGCTGGAGTAACTAATGCACAAACTCTTGTTAATGATTTTAACGACAGATATCAAATAAGTGGTAGTGCTCCAAGCAATCATCCTGATGGATCTGCTTTACAAGATGGAGACCTATGGTTTGATACATCTGCCAATATAATGAAAGTTTATGACTTAGGTAACACACAATACGATGCTGTTACTTCGGTTGGAGACTTTAAATTATTAACAGTTGTGCCTGATGGAGCTACATCTGGTAGTCCTACATTTGACGGTAATATTGTATCATACGATTTAAGAGATGGTAGTAATGCTGCTAACGTAACTAGCGTTGGTCAACTTCTAGTTAGTCTTAATGGTGTTATACAAAAACCAAATGCTGGATCATATAGTGCAAGTAATGAAGGATTCCATCTAGAAGGGGCTAACGGAATTAAATTCTGTACAGCTCCTCCAAGCGGATCTAGTTTATTTGTAACACTGATTGGTGCGGCTACATCTATAGGTACACCGAATGATAACACAGTAACAGAAGCTAAATTAACATCTGATGCTGTAAGTGAAGCTAAGTTAAAGGTAAGTAATAGTCCAGTTAATGGATATTTCTTATCAGCACAATCTGGTAATACAGGTGGATTAACTTGGGCACAGGTAGATTTAACAGCTTTGAGTGCAAGTAATTTAACATCTGGGACAGTACCCGATGCAAGATTTCCTGCAACACTACCAGCAGCTAGTGCAGCTAATTTAACAAGTATACCGGCTGCAAATATAACTGGTACACTCCCTGCTATAGATGGGTCGAATCTAACAGGTTTACAAGCTGGTGCTACAGGTGGTAACTCGGGAGCTAATGCTGTTTTCTGGGAAAACGATCAAACAATAACTCACGATTATACAATTAGCACAAACAAAAATGCTGGCTCGTTTGGACCTCTAACTATCAACAATGGAGTAACCGTGACAGTACCTAACAACTCAACATGGACAATAGTTTAATATGGCAATTTCAATAAATGGTAATGGTACTATCACAGGAATCTCTGTTGGTGGTTTACCAGACGGTATAGTAGATACCGATATGTTGGCTGCTGGTGCAGCAACAGCTCCTAAAAGAGGTGCAGGATCTATTCTTCAAACTGTATTTGCAAGTGAAGGAAATATAGCTACTAATACAACAACAAGTTATGCAGATACAGGTTTATCAGCAACTATAACCCCTAGTAGTTCTTCAAATAAAATTCAAGTAATGGTGTCACAACCTTATAGAATTGGAAGAGCAAGTGCTTCAGATGCTTCTGGTGCAATACAACTATATAGGTCAATATCTGGTAGTGAAGCTTCTGTTACTGGTAATCAAGGTTATCTTCTTTATTTTGATGCGGCTGGTCTTGGTGCT